CGCTTTCAACTTCAAAATATTTATACGCATAATCTCCGCCCATGAATTTTCTAGCGTACGGTATAAATTCACTCGGTAATAACTTAGATAGATCATGTAATACGCCATGTATCGGCTGAATTATCTTTAAGCACTCAACAAACACTTTCCATTTGCGGTCTAGTATGTAAATTAAATATCTCCAGTACATCACCATGTATCCCCCGTTTCTTGATTCTTAAAGAATTGATTTTTTGTTATCCGGATCCCCAGGGCGGAGGCCTCGGCCGGATCCGGGCGGCGCCGGTCCCCTGGCGGATCCCTGGCGGCGGCCGTCGATCGCTAATTGTCGATCGCATTACTAGGGCGCCCTGGCGTCTGGTACTTTCTTGATTGATTTGGATAGTAGGCCGGTAATGGCCTGGCCCTGCTCGGTTTGTAGAAATGCGTCTAAATCCTTTTTGAGTTTTTCGGCCTCGGCTATTCGTTCCTTTTCGGCGTACTCGCTTGATAGTTTAAAACATACGCTCGTACTATAGGGCCATGGGTCCTCGATGCTATCCCAGCGGTTTACTATTTGCTGGAGGGTTTCTTTAATGGCGCCGGGATGCATACTTTCATTGGTCATTTTTTGCACCCATTTGAATACGTCTTTAAAAGATTTTGCGCCGTTTCTACTCAGCACCTGGTTGGCCAATTCAACTATAGGCGCACTATCCCCCAGTACTTTGGTAAAGCCCTTTTTCTCTTTTGGTTTTGGAGGGAGGTCACCCGGAGGGTGTTTTACTTTAGTAAAACTCTTTTCTTTACTTCTCTTACCTTCTCTTATAGGGTGTACCTGGTCACCGCCTCCGGTGTCCTGGTACACCGCCCCCGGTGTAGTGGTACACCGATCCCGGTGTACTGGTCCATTATTTTGGTGTCCTGGTACACCGCCCCCGGTGTAGTGGTACACCTTATGTGCGGCCGGGTCATATTTCGGAATCTTGCTATGTATCCTTTTTATCCCCCTGAAAGATTGGTTTTCCTCCCAGGCTTCCGGATCCATTTGGACATATGGCGTACCGTCTACCTCGTACCAGGTCACCAGGTCCAGGGCCACCATTGCCTCTATATCATCAACCAAATCATCTACCGTGATATCCTCCCGGCGAGGAAATACATTGTATTTCAGGTCCTCCGGGTCCCCGTCTATACGCCCGTCGTCGTCGTATTGGGGTATTAACCAGGTATAAAGCAGCATGGCCCTGATTGATAATTTATTCACTCGCTTACTATGGCTTATCCTTTTTCCTAGGGATCGCCGGTTACGTGGCATTATTAGCCCCCCCTATTTTATTCGCGGCCTATCCTCTAAACAATATCCGCGTTACTAGAGGCCTGATAAGTAAACCGGCCTCCCACCATTTTTTTTATTATGCGATTATTTTAAACTCCTCCCCTACTATACCCTCTAACCATTTCCCTATACTTTGTATCGCTAATAATTCCCATGCGCCGCCGTCGGCCTCAAATAAGGCTATCTGTGGCCCAGGTTTACGGAGGCGTATTAAAAAATCGGATTTCGGCTGCGTAACTTCTAAAAACGTACGATAGGGTATCAATTCAATTATCGGATTTAGTTGTACTTGCCCTACTACGGCCACTCCAGTTTTTACCGTTATTTCCTGGGTTACGCCATCGTCCTCAATGGTCTTTATATCCTGCTCGGCTAAATTCCCTATCTGCTTTATCAATCCCCTCATGGCGTCGCTTTGTTCAAACAGGCTTTGTGCCAGTATTATAAATTCCTCAGGGCTGTACCAATTTCCAAATTGAAATACAGGCCCCGTATGTATTGCCCGGATATAATTAACCCTAACGCCATAGTTATCAAATGGCCCGCGTAGGCTAACGGCTTTATAGGATTCGATATGAATAAAACTTCCTAAATCCTTTATGCCATCCAGCTCGCCAATATCTTTTAGATAGTCAACAAAACCGGTTAAAGTTTTAACGTTTAATGTATCCGGTTTAGGTCCTTTAACAGGCTCCCATTTTCTGTATGCATAGGTCCTACCGTCTACGTCGATAGTTTCCGGGCCGCTTAATTCTATAATTTTCTCTATAGCCTCTTTAATCATCTTCCATCCTTTCTATGGGTATAACTTTACTATCCCCATCAAATAATTTTTGCTGCGTTGATACTAATTCCCTGGCCTCGCCGTGTCCGGATCTACCGCCCATAACTACCTTAGTAAACACCGGCGCCATGGGCGCTAATTTTGATTTTATTTTTAAGATTACATCGCCCATCATTCCATCCTCTGACGGCTTAATGGATAGTTTTAAATCAACCTCCCTCGCGGCGTCCTGTTGTTTGTTAGGATCTACGATGTCATTCAATACCATCTGTATTTCCCTGTTAAACAATTCTATAGCCGCTCCCTCTTTTAAATTATCCAGGCTAATAGTTTCCTCCGATGTTTTCATAATAAATCCCTCCCTTTTTTTTGTGGATTGACACCATTTGGTTTTCTGCTGGTAGATGGTAGCAATGCTACCTTTTGGATATAAGGCAGGATAAGAAAGCATAAAAAAACCCCTGATTCCATTAAGGAAAATCAAGGGTTTAGCTGATTACGGATAGTCCCAACGGTACTGCATTTTCCCTTGATTTTCGGTTATTTATTTTTGGTTGCTACCTGTTTGCTACCTTTTTGCTTCTTGATTTCGGTTTCGAAGGCGCTGCCGTCGTCTCTTGTTAGATTGGGGATAAACCGGTAATACCTATCCCATGTAATCTTGGGGGATGCATGGCCCAGCATCCTTGATACCCAGCCTATGTTTTCACCGGCGGCCAGGTGTAGGGTAGCAAAGGTATGGCGTATCTGTTTGGGCGGCCGATAGGATAGCCCGGCCAGTCGAAGCCAAAACCTAAACCGTTTCCGGAGATAGGGATCACTGTAAGGGTTATTCCTTGCCGTCAGAAATACGTATGAATCCATCAGGCCGGTACGCTGCTCCTGTCTTGTAAAAGCGTCGGATACCTCCGGCCTTATGTCTACGTCCCGTATACTATGTTTTGTTTTTGGCGGCCCTACGGATCCGGAGGGTAACATGGTCTGTCTAATCATCAATTTTGCATTGAAATAGTCTACGTGTTTCCACTCCAGGGCGCACAATTCCCCAGGCCGTAGGCCGGTACGGCTCCATATGAAAATCAGATCATGCTCGGCTGGCCGGTTTTTCTTTTTCAGGGTATCTAATAGGTTGGCCAATTCCCCAAAGTTTAGAGGATTGATATCTACGGGTAATTCGTCTAGGCGGCCTATCTCCTCACAAGGATAGGCATCTATAAGGCCGCGTTTAAAGGCCCTGTATAGGGCCATACATAACGGCTTTATGATCTTATCGTTAATAGTGGATCCTTGGAGGCGGCCCTCCAGGGTTTTACGGAAAACAAGTATTTCATGCTCGGTTATCTCGGACAGCGGCCTGTGTCCGAATTGCGGGCCGATATGCACCCGGTAGGTAGAATTCCAGCCCCTAGCGGTATTCGGGCGTATGGTTTTCTCATCTAGCCACTGATTCCACCAGTCTGAAAAAAGTAGATCGCTGGTAGGCTTTTTAAAGTACTTGGCTTTGGATCCGTCGGGGAAATAGGTTAGGTAATCAAATGTTCCCGCCCGTAGATGGTATTTTATAGCCCGGTCCTTGGCCTCTGCGGCTTTTCGGTTTTTCTTGTTATCGGTTAACCCAGTTGATTCGTCGCACCGCACCCTCCGGCCGTCCGGGAGGTAACACCGGAAATTGATATATAGAATTTTACCCCTTGCCCTAACCGCCATTTGTACCGTCCTCCATAAACATGAATTTAATAAACTCCTCTCGGATAATACAAACAGCTCGGCCGATTTTCAAGTAATGCTTTCCCCTAATCAGTTTTCCATCATTCACCCACTGGTATAATGTTTGGGCCGCTATCCCAAAATGTATGGCCGCGTCCTTTACCCGTAGGGAGTATGGAGGATAAATAATTTCAGGAATATTTTTATGTTGATTTTGCAAAATTATAATCCGCCGTTATGCTCGCGGCCGTCCAGGGTACGGCCAGCGGCTTTTTTGCCTACGTGTACCATTTGGGTACCGTCGCTAAATCGCCATTGCTTTTTGGATTTCGCCCAGGCCTGGCCGAAATCCCGGCCCCAGCTATCCTTTTCCTCGGATCTGTAACCGGCATCGTAGGCCGGAATATAATCGCCCCACTGTTTAAAGAAAAACGGTACACCAGCGGCGGCGCATTTGTCGCGTATGTTCCGGATCCAGTCCGGGTGTACCGGCCGGGATCCCGGCCCGGCCTCGCCGCCCACTATTACCAGGTCCAGGAATTCTAACCAGGGCGGGAGGAAATTAAAAGGCCCTAGTAGCGGCTCCATGGATACAAATTTTTTGGCCGCCGGTATTTCCTTTAACCCCAGTATTCTATGATCGTACCGCCGGTTTTCTACCGTAACACCTACCCAAATATGGTCATTTGGTTTCGGTATTTCGCATTGTCGATATAACTCAACCGTAGTGTTAGGGCGTTTCGTTAAAATCATAAACTCATGGTGTTGGCATACGGCCATAATAGAAAACACTGCTTGGATCTGCTCAAAGGTTATATAGGGATGAAATAAGTCGCCCATAAATTGTACGGCGTAGCGGGTGGGTTTTTTTCGCTTGATTGGTTCTAGTAGGGTTTTGGATATGATCTCAAAATTTGCCGGGCGGGTATCAAACGGGAGGCCGTTTCCAAAACGATTGTTGATCTGCTCGGCCCAACAATTTTTACAGCCCTCGGAAACCTTGGTACAATGGTAGCCCAGGCCCTGGGCGCCCTTTATAACGTCCTGTATGGGATTCCAGGACTTATCTACGTACTCTATTTTATTCGCCATTAACCAGGTCCTCGATAATGGGTATGTACCGGCTACCGGTACGTCCGTAGTCCGGGCGGGCTTCAAATTGGCCGATAACGCCCCGTGGGCATCCTACCCGGCGGGCCATCTCCCTTTGGGTGATACTGTGGCGTCGGCGGTATGACTGTATCAATCGCCCTATGGGATTATTTGATTCTCTAGTTTTTCGCGGCAATAGGCCGATGGCGGTTATTTTGTCGGTATCTTTCTTTTCCGTTTTCTTAACGCCTTTTAAAATCTTTTTCCTTACGGCCTCCGGATCCAGGCCCAGGACCAAACAGACCCACAAAAAGGCGGGCATTTCGGTTGATTCGCTTCTCAACCATGTCTCCGCCTGATAGCCAATCAATCGCTTTTGCCGTGATACATATGGACTATCGCCCCAGGCCCGGTAATCGTCTACCGCCTGGAATAGGACGGCTGCCCAAAGGCCAGTACAACCCGTTAGTTTTACCCTTTCATACTCGGCCATGGATTCCCCCCTCTGTATGGTGTTTGTTTGTTATTTGTTTATGTTTGTTTATCGGTTTTTCCAGGCCCACCTTTTCAGCCAACCACCGCTCTATGGTTATCTGTTTCGCGGCCGAGTCAATGCTTACCCGCTTACGAGGTAAATTAACCTCTACCTCCCTCCCGTCCGGCGCTATTACCAGCGCCCTAATGCCTTTATCTGAAAGCGTTTGTATCCATCTATAGGCGTATGTTTCGCGGATACTCCCTAAAAATTTTTCCATGGAATCCATAGCCCTACCGTCTTTTTAAAAAATTATATACCCGGCGGCCCAGGGCACTTTTCAGGTTATTTTCCTGCTCGGCCCGGATCCGGCGGGCCGTCATTTCGTCGTAGCGTTCGCGGATCCGGGCGGCCGTCTCCGGATCCGTAACCGGCCCGCATACGCACCGGATATCCAATCTCCAATCATAAAACCCTCCGGCCGTGTAGGTGGTTACTTTCGTCCAGGTTAACGGGCCGCCGCATTTCGGACAGCGGATAGTTTTTGTTTTATTCGGCCCCATATTGATGGCCTCCCCAGTTTTTCGCTCGCTATCATCTCGTTTATAGTATTTGTTATGGTGGCTGTTTTCTCGGCCTCCAGTTTCCCAACCACCATACCGGCCATCCTGCCAGTATGGGTTTTCAATTCAATATCCGTGGCCGCCTCCATGGCCTCGAAATCCCCATTTTTTATTGAGGGTACCCAACGGGCCAGCGGTAAAGTAATCATGCTTGTACATTCCGGACAGGTAGCCCCTTTCCTGGCTGGTATAAAAATTTCCTCGCAATCCAAACAAATATAAACCTCATTCCTTTTCATAGTCATACCTCTTTAATTTTTAAGTACTGCTCTAGATATGCCTGGAGTAATAGGCCAGCTTCAATCATTTCCCGGTTTTCCTTTAGGCATTGCCTGGCCTCTTTCTGCGTTACTACGCCGTCCTCTATGGCGTCGGCCAGGGAAGCCATGTTTTCGCTGAATTCCTTTGTCAACCTGGAAATCATCACCATAACTGGCTTCATGTTTCGCTTTTCCGGTTTCGGTACGGTAAAGGCCACCCGGCCCACCCGGCGCTCTATCCGATCCAGCGGCCGGAGGTCCCGGGTAATCTCGATTATCCCTACGGCGTCGCGGAGGCCCAGCTTGTGGGTCCCCGTTTCATTCAAATCATTCCGTATGGTCTGCGCCGGTTTTCGTAGCTCATCGGCTATCAATGGTATGCCGTGGGTATTCGCCGCCCCCCGTATCAGCTCTATTATCCTGTCCATGGTTATGGTTATGCCTTTCATATTTAACTATTGCGGGCAACCGCCGCCTTTTGTAAGTTATTCAATAGATTCGATTTCAATATTGATCTTGATCCATTTTTGATCCGGTTTTTCATTAACGGCGATATGCATTTTTTCCGTCCACCACAGGTTTCCGGATCCCGGCCCCTCCAATGTCAAATTGACGGCATGGAGGTCTTTAAACCGGTTTTTATCTATGATAATTTCTCTTGTGATCTTTTTCATAATCGGCCCCTTTTATTAATTTGGCCCGGCGTCCGGGAATATTTCAATTACCTCCAAGTCCAGGGCAGCGGCTAGGATCTCCTGGCAATGGGCATTTACCCTGGTTCCCTTTACGGTGTTTGACAGGCTGGACAGGCTTACCCCGTTGGCCAGGCTTTTCATGGTGATACCGTTCAGCACAAACAAGGCCTTCCGGATCTCCGGCATCTCGAAACCGGCATCCCGGAGGCTCTTTAACGCCATTCGATTTGCGCTATTCTTTGGTAAAAAACCTTTCAAAATGTTATAAATATATGTTTTAATCATTTCCGCCTGCCCGGCTTTTGAATAACTTTTTCCAGCGGGCGAAATTATAATAAATTATTGAGAACATTGTCAAGAAAAATGAAAACGTTTTCAAAGGATGTTGAAAATGACTTGAAATCTCTTGCTAAATTGTTAAACATACCTATTAAGCATGGCTGGAAAACTAGATTATCTGAAAAAATAGGGATTGAATTATCTATAATCGCAAATTGGATTAATAGGGGAAGGATCGGAAAACCAAGTCTTGTAAAAATAGAAAATTTGGGTTATCCCGCGTCTGATTGGATCACTCCGCCAGTCGTAGAAAAAGGGGAAACAGGTATACCGCACCCCTATGACCCGGTCCCGCCTGAAACCGACTATCTGGCCATTTCGGATCTGACACCGCATGAGGTAGAAATAATAAAGATCCTGCGGCAACATGACGAATTGGTCGATATTGAGATAACGGAAATGATATCAGTACTTCTTAAACAGTATTCGGACTTATCAAAAAAATTGGATAACATCCAGGATAAAATAGGACGTATTGACGCATTAATGTGGGATTACAGCCCTCCCGATTCCGCACCGGAAAGACATAGGTTTTGGGCAGAATTAAAACAGTTGCTAGGCTATAGCACTACTTAGGTGATTTCGTTATGAAAATAACATATTCCATATTTGCCATATTTATATTTTTTATTGCTGGTTCCTGCATAGGTACTTATGGATCCCCTGCCATTGTATCAATGCTAGATCAAAAACACCTAAAGGAATTCGATGATTATATTTTGTGTAAGGCTTATGGTTTTTCACAAAGTGAAAACGTCAGAAGAGAATTAGAAAACCGCAAAATATTTACCATTTTAGATTGGGAAGTGATCGATAAAAAACAAGTAAAGATAGGCATGTCTGTCTGTGCCTTATATGCCTCATGGGGCGTACCTGATAATGAGAATAGGTCTGTTAGTCGGTATGGCACCACAATTCAGCATGTATATGGCCGAGATTATCCGGTTTATGTTTATAGTGAGGATGGTTTTGTAACAGGGTGGCAAGATTAAAAATGCACAAACTGATAAAATGCGGGGATTGCAGAAAAGAGATATCTAAATCAGCGGCGGCCTGTCCGGTTATTACGGCCCCCATGGCATCGAACCGGCATAACCAGCCCCTTTTTAAATTCGTTTTATTACATTTTTACAATAGCATCGGGAGTACGTCCAATAGATCCGGCGCATACAATCTTATGGCCTCGGTTACGGTAGCGGCGGCTATATGCACCCGGAGGCCGAGGCTTAAACCCAGCTCGTAATCCGTCCAGTCCCCCTGTATGGCCAGGCTGTCTAGTGTTGCTATGGCCACTATGGCCCGCTGTGGTAGATCCTTCATGCGGTCGCCCAGGGCGCCCACCAGAATCCCGGAATAGATAGGCCAGGTTTTTAATAGGTTCTCGGCCATGGCCTTTATGGCCTCGGCATTTTTTACGTCCTCACCTGTAAGGTCTATCAGGGTTTCGCGCTGGGCGCATCCCGAAATGATGATAATAATTCCTATTATGATAATTGTAATTTTTTTCATAACACTATTCCCCCTCGGATTTTGTCGTTTTGGTTTTGCAGCGGATCCTTTTTATCTCGCCTACTTGGTGGCGCATTAAACCTATGTACTGGGCCGGATCCCGGTCGGCCTCCATTTCATCCAGGGTTTTCATAATCGCGTTAAGGCCGTCGTTTATTTGTAATTTTATCGGATCCAGGTCCCCGCCTGGATCCGGACGGAAGGTATTGGCCCGGATCGCCCCTATGGTTATAGATAGCCATCTTTTACCTATTTCCATACGCTTTTCCTGCCCGGCCATCCGCATCATTACACTGGTTAATTGGTGCTGCAGCCAAGCCGATTGATCCATTGTAAAAGGCGTTAATAGCGGGCTACTTGTTGTTTGGTCCTCGATCATTAGCGGGTCACTCTCGATCCGTTTACGTCCAGGCCTTTGTGGCCATGGGCGTTAATGGCGTTCCATAATTCTTTATCCTCGTCTTTCAGCTCGCATATGTTTTCCCTTAACCGCTTTTCAAGGCCGTTCAACCATAGGCGTACGGCGCTTATGGCTATTGCCAGTAATACGGCGTTTGTTATGGCCCCGAAAAGTAATTGTTTCATGTCAGTTTACCAGGTCGATTTTAATCAGCCACTCGGCGCCGAGGATCGCGGCTACGCTCACCTGCTCCGGGATTACCTGTACTTTCAGGTTTAAGCGCTCTCCGTTCAAACCGCTCTGCAAAGCCATCAGTTCTTGTAATTCCGGATCATTATTCAATAGGGCCACCCGCTCCTCGTCCGGGAGTTCTTTCTGTTTTTCCTCATGGCGTTTTTTGATCTGCTCTATATGCTCCCCCAGGGCCTTGGCCTCGGCGCTCTCGGTAATATGCTTTATTGTTTTCAGCATGTTGAATTTGTCGCTTGATTTCCATCCAGTCGCCGCGATAATTTGGGCCAACGGGCCTATACCGAAATCCATGGCGGCCTTTACATCCTGGATCTGGCGGTTAGTAAAATTGATTTTATTAGGGTCCCCTTTTTTATCCTCGGTTGTTCCCAGGTCCCTGCCCTGATCTTCAATTTCGTTTTCGTCGGTTTCATCTTTCGATTTTACCACCCCATAAACTTTTCCCATTTTTTTCGTCCTTTCCGGCGGGTACGGTAACCCGTCCTACTCTTCTGGATTTTTCGGCGGGAAATAAATCGCCCGCCCTACTTTTCTTGGTTTTCCGGGTCTTGTTTTGGTTCCCGGTTTTCGCCGGGCATAGGCGGCGGCTCGATTTCGCCGCAATCGCCGGGATTTAATCGCGGGTCCATTTCACTTTCCAACCTGGCCTCTACGGATTCAATATAGGCCTTGTGGGCGTCTGTTTCCGGTACCGGCCCCGGTACGCCAGCGGTATCAATTACCGTGATTGCCAATAATATAAGCAGTAATTTCATAGCGGCCCCTTATCGGCGGGATATAAATCCCTGCCCTACCTTGTCGAATATTATACCTGGTCCTATGTTTAATTTAGCCGTGCGGCTGCCAGGGCATCGGCATATGTCATACCGGTTTTGATACATAAATATGACAATATTTCTTTTTGCTCCTCATAGAATTGAAGCATTGCATCCCTCAACAATCGATCCCGGTTTAATATGTCGCCCGCATTAAACGGTAGGCCCTCTCCCTTTCTCCAACTGTATAAAAGCGCTATATCGTCGAAATCATCAAATACATGATCTGTAGCCCCGGTTTGATCGCCATCGACGGTAAGCGTACCGGCGATGGTCACATTTTGAGAGGTATCAATAGTAATCGCCGCGCCGTTGTTCGTGCCTAGAATCATGTTGGTATTCTCGTAATTCCACAGATATGCCACTTCCGTCGCTGAAATTCCGACGGCAAGCCCTTGTGACGCATCCCCTGATCCTGTGGTAATATTAGTAAATTGGGCATATACCGCCCCGCTGGATACGTCATGCACATGCAATATGCTCTGTGGGCTGGCAATCCTGATTCCAAGTTTTGCCCCCATTACCGCCACATATCCGACGGCGTAAAATTCCACTCTTTCGGCGGACGATATCCCGATGTAATCAGTATCCGTCATAAGGATATTGCCGTCCATAGTGATAGTCGTACCGGCCGACATCGTTAGGCCTGTATCTGCCAATGATAAAACGGTAGCAGTATTAACAATAGCCGTTATAGCCGTATCCGTCATATCCAACTCGGTCATCCATCCCGCATCCAATGTACCTAATTCGACATGCCCACTGGCAAGGCTCAATCGTGCTCGATTTGAGCTTGCCCCTACGCGGTTTTCTATGACTATGCCCGCGTCTGCATACATATAAATAACATTGAACGGATAAGCCATATTGTTATAAAAATCCCAACCTATCCCAAAAGTACCCACTCCGCTCCCCGATGGATGAAACCCGGCCGAGGTTCCGGCGGCTTCTGCGCCATAAATAACACCCTGAGTAGTGCCGTCACATACTATCGTACCAGCATTGCTCGCATGTCCCACAAGGTATATATCAGCACCGGCCAATACCTTCATACCTTGAGCGGCCTGTATCTGTATAGAGTCCGTGGCATTAAAGGTAATACTTCCCGATGATATGGTTAGCGCCCCAAACGCGCCGCCGTTAATCTCCGAGGCCGTGACGGCGTTTGCGGCAAGCTCGCTTGTATCTATAGCACCGGCGCTGATTTCGGCGGCCGTGATCGTATTGGCGGCGATTTCGGAGGCGGTAATGGTGCCAGTTGCGATTTCGGCGGCCGTGATCGTATTGGCGGCGATTGACGCGGCCGTGATCGTATTGGCTACTATGTTATCCTCGGTAATTGTGCTTGTTGCAATTTTGCCAGCCGCTCCGCCGGTAATGGTAAGATTGGCGATTTGGGCGGCTGTAATTGTAAGATTATCAATTTTCCCGGCGGTAACCGCTAAATTGGCTAAATGGCCCGTGTCTATAGCCCCGGCTTCTATCTTTCCCCCTGTTACTGCAAGGTCTTTTATTTTTGCAGTTTCTACGGCGGCGGCATCTATTTTTCCGGCGGTAATCGCTAGATTATCAATCTTATCAGTCTCTATGGCCAAAGCCGCTATTGCGGCTGTATCCACTGATAGGGCCGTCAAATATTGGCCATCAATATCGGATCCCGCCTGTAAACCCGATAATATAACATTATCACTGAGCGTTACACTTTGGAATTTTGCAGCCCCGGTCTTGAGTATATAGGCCGTAGCATTATTATTGTCTGCATTAAAATTTGTCTCGGTACATCCCCACCAGGTATCGCCATCCGTTTGCACATGAAAACTGCTTGCGGTACTGTCCTTGTCTGGTATGTGTATTTCCGATGCCTGGAGGATTCCCTCCACTGTAAAAGTACTTTCCGATTGATCCCAGGCCGCTCCGCCGCCATTGCCACCAAAGCGGCAATCTCCCGTAGCGTCGGCGTAAAATCCCGGATGGGTAGCCATATTGGCCAGGGTCATACTATCGGCCGTCGTGGTCCCTATCGCTATTTTGGGCGTATCGGCCAGGTCCCCTAGTACTATGGTCGTGGCCGCGTTACCCAGGGCCGCGTTACCGCCCCACAAGTCCGTATCACCTGCATAAAAGGATCCCAAACGTACGGCCGAGGCGGTTACAATTTGGCCATCCGAGGAAGTCGGGAATGGCTCTTGTGTTCCGTTTGCGTTTACGTTTACCAATCTAATATATACAGTATCGCCCGGCTGGTATAGCGTCCCCATACCGTTAATAACCAGGTCCTTGCCGCCGTCGGTTTCGCCCACATAGTAAAAAGTACTATCATCATTGGATCCGAAAACCTTAGTTTTTGAATAATGAGGCCAATTAGGCGGCGTGATCTTTACGGATATACTGCCATAACTATGCTTTGTACCGGTCGTTATGTTTGCCAGGGTATGTATGGTACTGGGCGGGGATACTTCACTGGGATGTGGTAGGTGGCTCCGGTAGCCGGGCTGCACTTCAAAACCATCATCATTATATATGCCGCTATTATATTCCTCCAGGTAAAACATTGGGCGGCCGTATTGATCCTCGTCTTTTTCGATTACGACAAAATCCTTGGCCGTCCACATGCCTTTTGGATCCGTTACATCTACGCGGTCATATATTTCGATGGCCTGGCTACTCGGATCTCCGGTCAACCTGCAAGCATGATCCGTATACCGGGCCTTGTCAAATTTATATTTACATCGGCGTAGCGCTACGGATCGCTCCGTAATGTACCAGCATGTTTCGCTATGTACTATCTCGCCCCGGTCGTTTATGTCTTTATCGTCCCGCAGTTCTACCGATGTCTTTTTAAAATTGTCGGCGCTATCCCTGAAATGGATCCTCACTATGTTAGGCCGTTTTAACCGGCCCCAGGTAAAACTACCCGGCACTATATTATCCTCGTCAAAACTAAAACTACTGGATTTTGTGGTCAACCCTCCGGCGCCGTCATGCATTTGAGCGGCGTCCCATACCGGCTTAATGGTTCCCTGGCTGTCTATGGTCTTACCATTAAAGCTATCCCACATAATCTTCAGGGCATCCACCTTTTCAATATTTGTGTCGAAAACAAAGTCAAAAGTATACCTGGGCTGTTTACCGTAAAAGGTTAGATCCCTGAATCCCATATAATTGCCGTCACCGTGATTGTCCGCCATCTTTATGGCATAATACCGGTAGGCCGTGGAATTACTTATGGTGAATTCCTCCGGATCGCTTGCGTCACTGGCGGCATGCTGGGAGGCGCTGTCTGTTAATAGATCGGTCCAGCCCGTACTTGCGTAGCTCGTATCGGCAAAACTCGCCGGGTTATTGGATCCCTGTATGACAAAGTTTTGTATTCCTACATCGGTATCCGCGCCGCTGTTGTGATAGTTTTCAAGCCTCATTTTGTCTATCACTTGAGCTATGCTGAAATCTATGTTGATACGTTTATTGGTCGTGGCCTCCTCTTTCCATGCCGCCCTTGCATCCTCGCCCGTCAGGCTCTTATCTTTCCTCAATGCCCATTTTGCTTTGTACTGCCAGCTCGCCGTACGGGCCGCCTCCGTTACCATGTCATCGCTTACGGGTGTCGGCCGTATGGGCTGGCTATCGTCACTCGGTACATTATCACAATAGCTTTCCAGGGCCGTAAAAGCGTTACTGTCCAGCTCCGAAGCCGCGTAGCCCTCTTGAGTTATGTAATGATCCCATATAATTTTTGCCGGGTTACGGGTCCAGCTCTTAGACCCTCCGGCGTCCTGGCCAATCTCTAAGCACTCCCGCCATAGGCCTACGGCATAGATATTGTCCAGGCCCCGTATTTCATCCCCTTTGGCTAAACGTACCTCGGTTAAGGCATAGCCCCGGTAATTGGAGGCCTCGGCGTCACTGAATAAGTGAGTTACGCCGCTTTGATTGCTTTCCCCTTCTTGCGCCCATCGGGCATGATTACCATTGCGTAAATCGGTCCATTCTACGCCGTTTATCCAATGGCCTAAAAATTTATCCACCGTTCCCCGGCCGTGACATATGATAAACTCTATGTAATCGGCTGCGGCGGCGTCATTTTGCCGTACGATATTTCCGGCCGCCAGGGTACGGCCATAAGGCAATGGTACGGGCGTACCTTCCTGTACTGTGGCCTTCGGGTAATCCTCTTTATAATTAGGGGAGTCCTTGCCTACCTCCGGGAGGTCCGGCGTCAAAGCCCTGGGTAGACCCATGGCGCTACCCCCGATAGCGCCCAGGGCGGCCCCTGCAATCAGGGCGCCTATGGTCCCGGCCCCGGCGGAAAAGAGTAAACTACCGCCTACCGTAACCATCATACCCATTTTAAAGAAAAATGCTGCACCGGCCAGGGCGCCGATTACGGTAGCCACTAGCGCATGGGCCGAAGCCGCCGCAAAAAGGATCCCGGTAATAAAGGCCACATAAATAAATACCTTTTTTTGTATCCGGCGAATTTGGCTGTTTTTAAGGCTTTTCATAAGACTTTTTGCTTTCCGTTCCATTTCCCCAAAAAAACGGCTTTCATATTTAGCCCAGGTTCAACGTTCGGGCCTGGGCCTATGTAAAGGTATAGGCCTTTTTAGGCCTTTCCGGCACTAACGGCGGCGGAGGCCCCACTGGGTCTGTTTAAGTTTTATCTCGGTCACCGGTCTAGTCCAGCGGAATATACATATTCTCGCCCGGCTCTTTTATAAAACCGAATTCTTTATTGATCCTGGGATACAGGGTATGTATTGCAATCTTTTGGGCGCCCTTTTGCCTGGCCCAGGTCTTGATTTTCTCCAGGGCTATTTTTCCGTTTTCATGGTCCTTGAAAAAATTCTGATAGAGTATGAGTACCGCCCTGGAGATAGGCGGGCTTACCGCGTTAACGGCCACCATGTATTTTTTAACCCGGCCGTTTTCTATGAGGCCATACATACAGGCCCAGCCCTCTTTATGCATTTGGTTTTGTAAATACTGTACCCACTCGCCCCGGTCCATGCTTACCTGGTCCTCCAGCCGTTCATCCGCCAGGCCGAATATGGTAGCTATCTCCGCCGGGTCCGTTATCCGGCGCAGCTCCGGGCCGGATCCCGGTTGTCTCCCGTTTTCGATCATTTTAGTATTTCTCCCCTATATGCATGAATCCCCGGTAATTGGCCTTGTTATCACCACTTGGCCCCCATGCCTCGTTTGCTTGGCATGCATTCCAGGTAAATGAACATCCTTTATATAAAGTGTAGGTTACCGTGTTATCTACGGCAAAAGGCAAAGGTACATCAAAGGTTACGGTATCCGTTCCCGCGTCAAAATCCTTTATTTTCCGGTAATAGGTATCCCCGTCATACACCAGCTCGGCCCGGCCATAGTTCCAGTAATCGTCTACCTGGGTCAATGCATTATCCACCAGGGTACTTGTGGTCCCGCTGTCGGCCGTCCCCGTCGCCTTTAATGATGTCAAGTCCGCGTTACCGTCCTGGTTACAAAGGCTGTCCCCAAATTGATTATTGCACCTGGGCGTATAGGTATCTAACAGTAATTGCCGCCCCAGCGGTTTACCGCTTACAAAAGGTATTTCGGCCCATTGATCCCCTATGCTTTCCACCTCTTCCATGTATCCGTTAAGCAGCATATTATAATTTAAGGCATTGCCCATAGCGTCTCGGTATACCTTTTTAATCTGTATGGCCTTACCGTCAAAACTTTCCGTTAACAGATAGGCGCTCATTTCGCCGGTTACGTCGTCAAATTGGAGGGTACCCTTTACTATTTGGCCCTCTACCCTCCATACGACATTATTCAAATTTATGGCCCTGGCTGTATAGGTATCGCCGCCGGTCGGAAAAACTATATTACTTTGGGCGGCCGCGTACCGGAGGGTACCGGCGTCCAATGTCATGGTTACAAGTATTACCGGCCTGGAATTTCTTGCCGCTACCTCGGTATCTATGTCGGCTTGCAGGTTTTTGGGCAATGTTTACACATCCTTTTCAAAAACAATTTCGGCATCCCAGCCGTTTGCCCTGGGTGTTGAATTAAAAGTTTTCGCCACCCAGTAACCCGTCATATTAGATCCGTCGGCTATGCCGTCGTCGTCGGTATCTATATAACTCGGTACGCTGGTCCAGTCGAAGCTATCATAATCAACATTAACCAGTTTGATATGGTTTAAAAGTATTAAATAGTTTTCATCCGATATTCCTTCAAATTGTAACTTAAATCGTTCCAGCTTGTTTGTGCTGATATTTTGTCGTTGGCGCTTCATAGACGTTACCGGCGTTATGACGTTGTGTACCTCCGGCTCCAGCGGCGTAACCCATGTAGGCACTACCGCAAAGGCCACCTCCAGGCTCACATTGTCTATATTACCGGCAAAGGTACTGTTACCCCTCATTTCCAATTTTGTACCGGATCCGGCCTTTATATACTCGGTAAACGTTTCCGCCGAAGATCGCGCAGTACCGGCTGTATCGCCTATCCTGGGCGTTATCTCCCCGGCCGTGTAGGCCGCTATGGTGAATACATGCTTGTAGGTTTGATTTTGTACCAATGCGGATATTGTTTGTTCTAAATCGCTTTCAGTCCCCGCCGCTTTTGTCGCTACTCCGGCGGCAATACTCCAGCCCGTCCCCTTGCTCCAGTCGCTATCCGCTGAGAAGTCGCCTGTGGTTACCAGGTCTGTACCCACTTTATTACCTCGCTGATCTTATCAGGTCCCGCATGGGTCCGTTCGCTTCGTAATTTTTTATAACGGCGCCGGGCGCTAATTTGACCACCTGGGCCGCGCTGATATTTTCTATACTTTTGTATAACATTTCCTGATCCCAAAACTGGGCGCCCTTGAAATCGTTATAGATTACAGGGCCGCCGCCGGGATCCCCGCCCCTGGGCGTCACCCGCTCGCCCCGCTGGAGGATCGCGGGGAATTCGTCCGGCCGGAGGCCCGCATGGTAACGCCGGGCGCCTCGTAGTAACGTCGCTGGCATCATTACTGCGGGAATTCCAGGGCCGCCGATTACGCCGCCCCGGTGTACCTTTAAAAAAGGTAAATAACCGGCCGCCCAGGATACCAGGCTTTTGGCCGCGACGGCGGCTATGGATCGCTGTATAGCGCCCACAAAGGCCGTTACGTAATCTCCCAGGGTTTTTAATTTGCCCTGCATGGCGTCAAAAAAGAAATTGGTAAAGCTATCCTGCATACTCTTGGCCGTGTTCCTGGCCAGGGTATCCATCAGGTTAAAACTGCTTTTCGCCTGTTCAAGCAAACGGCTATAGCTCTCGGCCGCCTGGTTCATGCCGTAAAAGGGCGCCCCTATCCCCGGCCCGGCGCCGGCGCCGCTCACCTTGGCCCACTGGGCCGCCTTTACGGCCGCCATGGTTTCGGCATAGGATCCGTACCCGGCAAAAGGCGAGGCCGGGCTTAAACCCTTATCTAACCAGGCCGGATACCGGCCGTATAATTTGCTTTTCATTTTAACTCCGCCGTGTCCGCCTTTATCGCCCGGATAGTCCTTTAACGGCGGTAATTTTTCATAAGGCACATTTTCATAGTTCTGTATACTCTTATGGGTCGTTGCTAACTCGGCCAAAACTTTATTCAATTCTTTTTGATGATAGGCCTTTGCCTCGGCATCCATGGGCCGCTCCGCCATAACTTTTTCTATGTGCCTGGCCCTGGCCGTTAATACATCCCGTTTTTTTTCCAGCGCTACCTTCACATCGGTTGAAAATATCCGGCTCCAGTACCTTGCCGCGTTCATCAGATATTCCGTTAATTGCCGCAATGGCGGCAATAAAAAGGTACCTATGGCCTGTTTCATATTTTTGGCCATGGCCTCCATTTGCTGTAGCGTCTCGGCCGCTGTTTTTCCCTGGGTTCCGAGGCGGCCCATTAACTCCTCACCCTCCCGTATGGTAGCATTTAAAAAGGCCTGTTTCTTTTCCGCCTCGGTTAACCGGTCGGCTGTCTTGCCCAGCTTTTTAGCGTACGCCTCGTTTGCCTCCGATACCTTAACAATAATCCCCAGGTTATCCAGTATCATCTTGCTTTGTCGGCCTACGGCCAATGATATATCTTCAAAAGATTTCGTAACCGTTTGACCGGTCATACGGCTTGTGGCCCGCGCTATTTCCATTAATCGGCTTAACTTATCCGGCGCAATCCCCATCATCATGGCGGTACCGGCCTTTTGTATTAGCGTCATTGTGTCTATTGTTTGCGCCGAGGCTCTTTTTAAATCCCTTATAATCTTATTTGCATTGGTCCCGTAGCTCGCGGCCAAGCTTCTAAAACTCTGCTCCTCCTGTTTCGCCCTGGCGGCCAGCTTGGCCGTATCCCAGGCCTTAATTAATGTATATACCGCTCCGGCCGCCTTTAACCAGCTTGTCTTTATGGTATCGGTCGTACTTTTTGTACTCCGGCGCATATCGCGCATGGCCCGCTCGTACTTGCTGGTATCGGCCGATACCTCTACATGAGTCCCCCGTTTCGCCATTGTTAACGCTTCCCCATGGTTACCGTCATCGGCAATGAATTTAAAAACGCCTGGCGTTTTGCCTCGGCGTCATTGATTTTCGTATTTGTTTCCTGGTCCATATCCATGTAAATGCTTTCCATCAACCTGGAGTAATACAGTATTTTACGGTCTATACGGCTTATCTGTTTCCACTGGGCGGGCGTTAACTTGAATTCCCGCATGGTCAAGGTATCCTGGTATAGCTCCGTGGATTCCTCTTTATCCTTCTTTTGGCCACGCTTTTTCTTCTCCTGTCTTTTCCGGTGTTCCTCCAGGATTTCATCCGTGAGGCCCACTAGCTCGCGGATAAAAAATCTTCCCTATCCTCCGCAAATTGCGTGAGGGCGTCTACGTCCCGAAATATCTTGTTAACGTGATTCAAGGTGATACCGTTCGTTTCAAGCACTTGCTTTTTTTCCTCATATGCGGCCGCCTCCCGGCCGCCCTGCATGGTCCATTTGATATCAAGGGCAAATATGGCCACCCTCCAGTTAAATTCTCGGTTATGCTTGTTCAGGGCGTCTATGTAGTCGTCGTCGGTATTGTCAAATACTAGTACCATTTGATCGTGAGGTAATCCCAGCTCGCGGCCCTCCGGGCTGTTTTTCTTTACCATTTTCCTGGTTACCGGAGGCCTGGGCGCTTCACCTTCCAGCATTTCCATATACTCCGATACGCCGCTTGATTTTATGGGTAGCTCCAGGGTTTCCTCTATGCCGTCCTTGGTTACCTTGAGCAGGGTATAGCCCCTGGAGTCAAATAGCCCCTTGTTTTCCACCAGCTCGGATATCCGCCTGGCCCTTTTTTCCTTTTCCCGGTCCCCGGCCGGATCTTCAGCGGATCCCGTCGCCTCGTTTACCCGCGTTTCGTCTTTGATAGCTTCCATATATTCCCCTTTGTTAAAATCTTGATTCTTTAAGAATTGATTTTTTGCCGCCTTACGCCTCTACGCTGGTACCGGCGGGAAAACTCGTTATCCGGGTTATGGTCCCATAGCACAAAGCATTTAAAAGTAAAGGATTACCGTCCTCGGCCTCATTTATCATGTTTTGATCCAGCGGAAAGAAACATTCATAGTAACGCAATCCTAAATCACTTGCGCCCGTTTCAATCAGATATAGTACATCGTACGTTAACTTGTTCGCATCCGCAAAGGCCGGGTTATTGTTGGATCCGTCCCGCTGGCTGTCCTGCTTTGTTGTAGCCATCGTATTACTGTTTACCGTTGTAGTCCCGCCGTCCTGGCCCGCTTTCAGCATATCCAATAAATAGATTGTCTGATTATCATCCCGAAGATATACGGAAAAGGATATAGGCACCGGCATCAATAAGGCATCGTCCGGCCCTTTTATATAGTGGGCCTCGCTGTCCATCCGGCCCCGGTTAAGTATCAAAATTTCCTCTTGCCTCGGCTGGCCTATCGGCCCGCTAAAATCGCCTATGTCTAGATCCACCTCTAAATAATAAGGCGTCCCGGTTCCATCATAGATCCTCAATTTTCCATCGTATTTTGTTTTTACCCCCATGATATTCCCTCCCCTAATTTGATCTTTTCATTTTCATTTTCATTTTTCATATAGATATCTATTACGTATACCGATTACCAAATCCATAGATACGTTCTATAACGCCGTATACACCCGCCCTGGCGGCTAGGGTATTTCCCTCGTTTGCCTCGGTTATAGTACTATCAGGGCCGGGAAAATAGCACTCGTAGTACGCAAAACCCAGCGGGCTATCACCAGTCCACAAAACTTGTACATTTACCGTCTTTTTATTTGCATCCGTAAAAGCCGGGTTATCGTTACTTCCATCGTTTTGCGTGTCGCCCTTGGTACTGGTCCCGGTAGCGTTCCAGGTCCCGTAATTCACGTTACCGCATTCCAAGGCCAGAAATACATTGTCGTGATTGTAGGTATCGTCTATTAAACAGGTAAAGGATATAGGTAGCGGCGTATAAATCACATCATCGGGTCCCTTTATATAATGGGCGGCTGCATCCATCCTGGCCCTGTTTAATACCAATGTCTCATTTTGTGTTGGCCGCCCTATGGGTCCGTCAAAATCCATACTGATAAATTTTACCTCAAAATATTGACTATCTACCGGCGCCAGTACATCGGCGTCTGGATCCGTTGATGGCGATGTAGAGGATTTTAGTGATATATAATATTTATCGCTGTCAAGGTTGGCGTTCCAGGCATTTGCACCCGTGGCCCAATCTCGCGGTATCTGAAAAGAGACATTGCCATCCTGCCCGAAACAGTTCCCGCCGGTAGATGTCCCGTCATTAATGCCTGATAATGCTTCGCTAAAATCAGTACCGTTAAAATATTTTCCGATCATCGCACCCGATCCCACTGCATAATCGGCACCGTTCCCCTTTAAATATTGAACCATTGCAAATTTTTCCGTTGATCCTATATAAATGATGTCTCCGTCGTCCGCAATAAAATTGCTCTCCACGTTCGCGTCGTCGGCCTCCACGTTGGTTGTTATGTTACTCCAGGCCGCCCCATCGTATCTTACTACATCCAGAGTTAAGCTATCCAGCGGCGCCGCCCCATGAATTACCAGGGCGCTGTCGTAAATCCTCAAAACGCCGTCTTTACCTGTTAGTATCATTTTCTCCCCCGCTACATCTTTAACCCAGGCCGCCGTTTTGAAAAAAACACCTGGAAAAATTTACTTTCTACATATCGCGGTATGTTACTCCGCTCGCGCCGCCATACCGGCTCTATCATAGGACGGGCCGGGCGCTTTCCGTATTTTGCGCTCATACGACCGGTTTCGTGTAAACGGGCTATAACGGCGGCGCCTACGCCGTAGTATTGTTTAAACCATCCCTTTGTGTTGAATATGCCTATCCGTACCCGCTGGGTCCCGTACTTGCGGGATCTACTGTACCGAAAACGTACCAGTCTTTTGAATATCTGTAGCGGTTTGCCTCGCGTCCTGGCGCCCCGGCCTCCATAAGTACGCTTGCGTTTTATGGTGGCCTCGGCCAGTCTGGGCCAGCCTGCGGCCCGGTCGATCTGCTCTATAATCTCTTTGCGTATATGGCCGCCCAGGGCTTTCAAGGCCTCGCTCATGGCCCAGTCCGCCCGCCTAGGTGATTTCCGGGTAAATTTTATTACCTGGCTATCGTCTATCTTTACTTCAAACATGCTATACACTCTCTACTCGCCGAAGTATCATTGTTAAAGTATAATCATCCTCATGTATAACACCCTCGGCCGGATCCAGCTCCCAGGTTTCGCCGCCTATGGTAAAGGTATCGCCCCATTGTGGCGCCGTAACGTCCGAGGCCTTTACCGTAATCTCGGCCCCGGCGAAATTTACCCCTCTGACATAGGCCTCTTGATTTGGTAATCCCTTATTTAAGACGGCATTTATCGTTATACCATTGCCGCCATTGGGCGTATAGGTCACCGGCTCCGACCATTCATCGGTATCAAAAAATACTCCGTCCAAATCATCGACAATATCATCTATTAGGGCCATGACATATTCCTTATACCAAATTACGGATATTAAACTGGCATGCATCTTTAAAAGGCAAATTGTTTCCCAAATCTGTATTAAATACTGCTTCAATTTGAAATCGACGCTTAATGGTATTACCTGTTTCACCATCTTGCAATGCTAAATCATCACCGCTCAAAACTACTTGTACACTGGACGCTTCCGAAATAACTTCTTGGTCTCGATTATTGATTATGTTACCAAAAGTATCTTTTAATGACCAGGTAACCGTACCGGCATTAGGCGTTACGGCCTCCCCGTTTTCATCGTAAAATTCTACCGTTATTGCGTAGGTACTTTCTTCTCTTGCTTCTTTTGCCAATATTGTAATCGACATAATAACCTCAACTAAAATTTATATCCGGATCTGACGTTGTAAAATGCATAGATGGCGATTCACTTGTAAACTCCATGTTGAAGCATTCAGAATTAAAGGTAAAGATTATTGCTCCCGCCGGTAAATTGTATTTAATATTATAAACACATATTAAATTAATGCCATTGATATAGGTTGTTTGTTGATAAATAGATCCTATGGTTTGATCTGCTATCATGTTGTCGTAATGATTATAACTCGCTGGTCCGCCCCGGTCGCAGTAAATTTTAATGTAACAATGTCCGCATTCATTTCAGTTTGTGTATAATCAATTTTATATAACCCGCTTGATATTTCCGTTACGCTGTTTGTACATGCACTAAAGGCTCCTCCGTTTTTTGATATTTCGGCCGTAACCGTCAATCCGGTTTTTGCGCTAACATGATCATCACTATCAGTCATGTAAAATGTAAAATTTGACAATGCAACATTTTTACTAACACCCGATGGCAAATTATCTGTTTTTGCCTTGATCGCGTCCACCACCGTATCGAGGCAAATTGTCCGTGACGGCCTTGATCGCGTCCACCACCGTATCGACGGTAGTTAAAGCCGCCGCTGTGGCCAGGGAGCTGAGCGCCCCGCTATCGGGCAAATTGTCCGTGACGGCCTTGATCGCGTCCACCACCGTATCGACGGTAGTTAAAGCCGCCGCTGTGGCCAGGGAGCTGAGCGCCCCGCTATCAGGCAAATTGTCCGTAACCGCCATAATCGCATCAACTACGGTATCAACTGTGGCAAGGGCTGTCGCTGTTGCCAGGCTGGACAAAGCCCCGCTATCAGGCAAATTATCCGTAACCGCCTTAATCGCATCAACTACGGTATCAATGGCCACAAACCCGGCTGCCCCGTTAGCAAGAGCATAAGTGTCTCCGGTTTGAGCAGTATGGCCGTCAAGCGTATTTACCTTGGTCAAGTCCCCGTCGGATTCCACCCCAAGTGTACGCCCAGATGTCGCAGGTTGTAGTGGCATCGGACCCATAATAGATATATTGTCGCCTGCTGCTGCAGTAAAGGTCGTGCCAGCCGCCAGAGTTACTGTCTTTGTCGCGCCGGTATAATCACTGATAACCGCATAACCCATTTGCACCGCACTAGCAATATCATGGATAATGCAGTACATCCCATTCAGGGCATTATCTTCTGCGGGTCCAGCGGTCAGCGTAAAACTGGTCTGGGTGGACAGTGAGGCAATAGTGGTATCTAGAAGGGCATCGGGATACCCAATACGGAACGTGGCCGCAACAAAGTTGATGGTGCCAGCATCCAATGTAATAGAAGCGATAACTACCCAATATTGGGCACCGGAAGCATAGAATCCCGCATCGGTATTGTCTGCCAAGTTTATAGAGATCCCATGGATTCCTGTTACCGAATCAAAATCAATACCATCAGTGTCAAGCAGGGCATATCCGCTGTCACTCGACCGTTGTGTGGTAGACCCATTCTTATAGATCTCTATATCCGTGGTCGCCAAACCGGTAATTGTCATCGATGCAGACGGGTCATCGCTGGAAAAAGTATTCCATGGAATATATAGAGTAGTCCCTGGTTTTACTGTTCCAAAGTCTAGCATTTTATACCGGCCCTCCCAATGGCCCGACTAAAGGCCCATAAATTATACCAGTTGGGGCAGCGGCAACCAAAGTCCATGTCAACTTGGGATCGCTCCCTGTCCCCGTATAGTCTGCGTATCTTGTCTTTACAATCTGATAAACATCACTTCCTGGGGCATTGTCATCAACATCGTGGTGTTTTTCTCTAAGGCCTAATGTGGCGTACCCAGATCCTAATGCGCTTTCCACACAGCTCCTGCCATTCGAATTAAGCGTCATATCATGGTACGCGTCAGTATGCCAAGTAGTAATTGCTGGTCTACTATCTATAAATTCAGGCATACTATCAATAGTGAAATTGTTATAATCACCAGCAACCAAACTGGACCCATCTGCCTGTCCTGAATCTCCTACGGTAACTCCATCGTCTGTTGGACCTCCAATTTGGGTAACATCCCCACCAAATATAGATAGTGTTGCTGAGTCTACCGTTCCACTGCTCTCCCCACTCAAATCGAACGGGAAATGTCCTCGCTGTATCATGTATTTTCCGGTAGATGCTTTTAGAGATGCTCTAACCATATCTTCATCATCGCCGCTATTACTAGGATAAGCATTCTCGCCATCACCATCATGAGTATCATTCCATGTAGATTGCTCACGATAAGTATATCCATCACCACCAGTATCAGCATACGCCGTAGAGGCATCAGTATAAATAGGGTAAATAGCTGATTCCAGGAACGTTCTTGAGACAACCTTTATCGTGGTGAGAACCCCATCAATCTCGGCAAAGATGATTCTAACGTTTTCATATCTTCTGTCTGGAACTGTCGGAGCAACATCTATCATTTGAGAATCCCATACCTTACCCTCCTTCACAATCGTCCGCTTCAGCATATCCTGGCTATTCTCATAAACATAATATGAGCCGCTTGTCTCGTAATCGGTCTTCTTGTCCCAATCATAAGCAAGGTCTGAGGTCCTTAACTTCGCAGCACCCTCAAATTCAATCTGTTTGTGTAATACAAGATCGCCTGGGTTCGCCACGAGATTCAAAGCCACAATATTGTTAATACAGAGTATGGTTCGTATTCCTCCCCGTGTGATCATGATTTGGAAGTCAATGTCTTTCCCGAAAGCGTTCCGCCATGTAAGAATTCCGTTTCCACCATCTTGAGATTGAGAGAACACCCCATTAACGCTTTGCGCCACTCCCAACGTTTTCGTTGATCCCGTAGGCGCCAGCGGACTTGAAAACCCCACAAGGAAGGGTTGCCAAGATAAACCATGATTAGAACCAACTCTACGATTACGCCATACAAACAATTTATCGTTATAGGGATTCCCGGAACCCAAAAAGTCCTTTGATATATAGAGTCGATAACTGGCCTTCTCCACCTGCCAATAATTAGCGAATTCCTCAATATGATAGTCAACATCCACTAAATTACCACCATATTCATAGTGGATATCTCCTATATGCATTTCATGGTAAATGCTGCCCTTGTCTAAAAACTCTTTTTTCTTCAAGGTTCTGTTTTTAATAATTTCCTGCATGAGCCCCTACATTTCCTCTATATCGACCGTATCTATAAACCCTTCAAAATTCCGCTTTACTACCATCCTCACCAATAATAGCAATAGCCGCCTTTTGCATTAGATACTTCACCCTGCCCTGAAAATCCTGTTGACCTACTTTTTTCATACATTTTTCGGAAATTTCCATGACCCCTCCTCTATAAGAGTTACCCAGTTACCAGGATTTACTCCGTACACTGTTTAGATAATTTAAATAATCGGCGTTCGTCGGATCTTCATTAGTCATGAATTTTTTTAGATTGTTAATAGTGGTAATTACATTTGCAATTTGGGCGGCGGTTACTGTAACGCCGAGGCTCATGGCATCAATATCGCCCTGGGTAATTTCTTTGCTACCGCCGCTCTGATATTCGTTATCGCTCCATATCTCGGAGGCTTTACTCATCTTGTAATATAAATCTATCAACTCACCTGATAATTTTATAAGTACTTTTGTCATATCCTCTTTTTCGTCGGCCGATGATATCCCAACATTGATCATGATAAACAAAACACCTATTACAAAAATCATCATTATCTTTTTTACTTTTTCCATAATCTTTTCTCCTTGTTTAATTAATTGTTATTTTTTACCGGATCTTCTTGTAAGGGATCTTCCTTCACCGGTTCTTTCCCGCTTAATGTTGCTTCATCTTGCATGTTAATTTTTCTAAGCCGAAATTCCACCAAATCATACTCTTTGGAGGCCTCGGCTACAAATTTCTTCGCCTCCATAAGTGATGCAAATAACTTTTGCATATGATGTCTTACTTGTCTTGTACATACCTCAGTCGTTCTATAGGACGGGATATAAGCTCTCCCATATTTATCCGGTACCGTTTCGGGCGACGGGCAAGCTACAATTAACGTTTGTAACCAAACATAAAGCACAATATATTTCATGATCTCCCCCTTTTCCTATGACTCGTTATCCCAGGTATCAAAACCTAGACAAAGGCAATCCGCTTCAATTTCACCCTGCGTGAAATTGCCCCCATTTGGAGTAAGTAATATATCTGTTTCGGCATCGGTTAATGTACCTCCATACCCGGCGTCCGCATGTGCGTAATGTTGTACATTTGTATTTTGTGATGCCGCCGACCCTGCACTTATCGCCTCCTCCTGGGCGCCATCGTTTAATTCACTTGACCATGTATCGTCCCCGCCGCTGTCAACTACGGCGGTTTTAACATGCAATTGACAGGTTTTTATGATCCAGCCCGTAGGTATATTAAGTTCGATTTTATCCGTCGCCCCGGTCAATGCCCCGCTTGTCGCTGAATAAATGCGCCACACATAGCCCCCGTGAGTATCTGCCGAGGCCCACTGTTGATTTCCCTGCGGGTCACTTGTACCCATCCCTATATCCCCGTCCCCTTGTACATTAAAATAGTCGCCGTCGTTATCGTCATCCAATGATACCATAAAGATAGGAAATGCTGTGCTGCCATTACCCGATATTTCAACTACGGCATTTGGCGAGGCCTCCTGAAATCCGGCATAACCCTCGGCCGTTAAGGTTAAAACCGTCGCCAGGCTGCCCGATCCGTCTACCGTTTGAAACCACAAATCCGTACCATGCTCGCTACCGCTCCAATTGGCGTCAGTCACCGCTACGATATTCGCGCCGGTTACAAAAGCCGATCCGTCATGTCCTTCGAAATTAATTTGCCCCAGGTAGTCGCCTGAATCAATCGCCGCCGGAGATGCAAAAGTGTTGTCTGCGGATCTTAAATATAAAATAGCGTTATCTGTGGGATCGTCATCATACGAATCTATGTATAGCTCCGTATCATCGCCCGTATCTATCAGATACACATCCTCACCGGCCAGCTTAAGCCCTCCCGATCCCCAATTAATGACACCATATGAGGTATCATGTGCAAGGCTGATCCATTGCGTGTTGTTTGTATTTGGATCGGTCGCGGAATGAATAAATAATGTCGGGTTTGTTTCCGCCGCGTGATCGTAATCTCTGGCATTCGCTAAATAACTTCCAATTATAATTTGATTCCCACCCGTTGCGGCGGTATTCCACACCGTCTGTGCCGTATCTTCATCTGTGCATACGGCTACATTATTATTCGATCCTAATTGTAAACAGAAATCACTCAGTATACGTACATCGGCATGCCCTATCTGTAATATATCCGTAGTTTCATCCTTGAATATCATCCGGCCCGCCACCGATCCGAGGCCTATCCAATCATCGGCAATCATAGTAATGTCACCGCCTGGATTTGTCGGGTCCGTAGCATACATGACTACTGGAGCGCCCTTTACATACTGACAAATTATTAACGGTATAAATAGCGATAAAAACAGTATTGTTTTTTTCATAATCTTTACCTCGATATGTATACCTTAACTTCGCCGGTAGCCGAATTTACGGAATTATTGGAAAGGTTTAATGTTAGAGTACCAATGAAGAAACTTGCTCCATATGCGGCGCCTATTTTGGGTACTGCCTGTTCTGTGCTTGACTGATCTCTATTCGCCAGGGCGCCGCCCATTACGTCTACGCTATCGCTATCCGTAAGAGTAATATCATAATTATCCGTAGGCGCCGTAGCTCCTGGGTCCGTGACTACTTTAACGATATATCCCGCCAGGCTTTTCGTAGACGTTGCCGGTACCGTTGCAGCGGCGGCGTCGGCCGTCCAGTCGAAAATAACCAGGGTATACTCGTCACCTATCCGGGTATATGTTACCGTCACCGTTCCGTCGGCGTTAGCTTTTGCGCCGATGATAATTGTTATTACCATCATGATTAAAATTACAAAAACTATTCTTAAATAGGATTTTCTTTTTTCCATCATGGGTTAACCCTCCCGTAAAAATCCCGCTCGTTTAAAAAATTTAAAATATCGTCGTACATTTCGCCCAGGTCTAACCGTATAAAGAATCTAAAAACATGCCGGTTTTCCTCCCAGTATTCCCACTTTCCCAATCTCTCGGCCGCTAAAAGTAAATAAGGTGATACATAACTGGCTTGTGGCCATTTTATAGCGGTTTGCCGCGTGTATGGCATTGAATGATTGAAATCACCAAAAACGGCAATTAAAACACTGGCAATTATCACCGCGCAAAAAAAGCAGATCGTCAAATATGCTTTGCATAGCCTAGTCATTAACTATCGTCCTGATATCGAATAGGGTCATCCAAGTTATCGCCATCATGGCCGTTGTCGCTATCCTGAAAGGGAAATTAACCAGGCTGTTTACCAGGATTACCACAAGGGCCGTGGCCGGGATCTCAGCCGCCGCCCGGTACTGCTTACTTAATGCCAGGTAACGCCTGGCCGCCGCCTGGAAATATCCAAAAAGGATTAAAGCAAAACCTATCCCCATTTCAAATAGACCTTGCAAGTATTCATTGTGGGCGGTCGTCCACCATAACGTACCGCCTGTCAACATATGACGTTGAAAAACGTCTTTCCAATGGCCGATGCCGGCGCCCATAATCCAATGTTGTTCATAATATCGCAGGGCGTTTATCCATGCATCCAAACGGGCATTGAAAAAATTAGGCCGATCTACATAACCACAAAAAATTATTATACCGACGGCCACCGCTGCGAGTATGAGTACATTTCCGATTATCTCCGCCCTGGTTCGATTTCCGGCGGCCCGGATCACACAATAAAATACCATACCGGCGGCCAGGGCCATGGCGCCGCCGGTCGATTTGGCCAGCAACAGGCCCAACAATACCACCGGGATCCCCCAGGCCCAACCTCGCCGTAAAAAGGCCGGAAAACAAAAGGCCAGTAACGCCGATACCATATTACGATTACTCATCAGGCCTACAGGCACATCCCGGCCACCCCTTACCGGCGTAAACAAGGGATCCATGTTAAAATTCTGTAAAATCAACATGGCAATATGGATAAAGGCCAAAATACAGATAGCGTTTAACATGACGTTTACCCGGTCCCTGTCAATTACGAGTACTAACAGCATGTACCAGGCCGCCCCGTAAAACACCGCCTGGAATGCCAAATAACTATGGCGGTCGTAAAAAGGATACATCATGGATATCAGGGCCAGCCCTAGAAAACTAGCAATCCATCGGTTAAACTGCCATACGATTAGCCCCAGGCCCGCCACTACGGCAATTTCAAATACTAATCGAAAAGATAACCTGATATCGTCGCAGGGGATCCGGATTACCGCAGCACCTATAAGCAGCCCGGCAGCCATCAGCGGTATGGTGGCGTTACTGCGTCGCTGTATAATAATATACTGCACCCTTTACCTCCAGGTCTCCGCTTCCGGTAGCCGTATCATCCCGCCATATCCTCAAAGTCACCCAGTTACCAGCGGCCAAACTGGCGAAATCGGTAGCCACTGTCAAGGTGATTTCGTCCGGCGTCGAAGTCGTACCGGCCAGGGCTACCGGCGTCTGGTCCGTCGCGCTGGAGTCGGCCGCGCTCCCGTCGGCATTAACGTATACGTCAAAATCCACCTGGTTCGGCGTCGTGCTATTCGACTCCGTAGCCAATATTTTGAAAGCCCCGCCGCTGGCATAATCGCCCGGTACCCGAAAACTGATCTGTACCGGCGTCGTCTCACCGTCGGCCCATACGATATTGCTTATATAGTCGTCTGATTCGAGGCCGGGCGCCGTACTGGAAGTAATGACCGCACTGCCATTGTGGGTAAAAGCCATTATAGGCAAAGGGATATAGCGTACTACGTCGGCTATCTCCCCGGCCGTAACACCTCCCGTTACATCGGTTACACCTCCCGTAGCCGTAATCGCGCCGGTTACCGCCAGGGTACTGCTTAACGTCGCGGCGCCCGTTACCGCTAAAGTACCCTGGTCCGTTATGCTCCCCTTGGCCAATACATTTGTGAAATACCCGTCATAATATACCGCGCTCACATATGCGCTTATACCGGTTATGATTACGGCCGCTACGGCAATAGCCATAAAAAACTTATTTTTTCTTTTCCATTTGCTCATTTTTCAGACCCCCCCTTATTTGCCTTTTCCTCTCATTGTATCAGGGCGGGAACGGATCCCCGCCCTATCTACGAATTTACATTTTATGTTAAAATCGTATCGTAAAAGAGAAAACCGGCATCCGCCATGGTCACCTGGGCGTCGAAGTATTCCGAGGCCTCGATAACCCACTGTTTCGGGCTGCTTTCCCACCAGTACCGTACGTCGCGGTAAGAATCACCGGGTAATACCAGGTCCGGATGATTAGTCCCGCCCTTCCACTGAAAAACGTAACCGGCGCTCGGCATTTCCCTGGCGGCCATTGGCGGCCGGTAAAAGATAAAGCAGGATCCCTTTGTAGCGTTCGTCTCCCACAGATCCACCGCGTTAAAATCCGTACCGGCCAGCACTTCCTCCGCATCCGAGTATATGGCGCCGCCTATTAATACCTCGTCCATTTCAAAAAGTGCCGCTAACGTTTGCGGCGTAACATCCGCCGGTCTCCCCTGGGTCCCGGTATATTTAATCCGGTCCAGTACGCTGGATTCTTGCTTTAATTGGTTCAGGGTTTTGCTGTCCATGATCATGACATTGGGATTAATCCCTATTAACTGGCGCACCGTGTTTTTAGCGCCCAATACGTCCTCTATAAACGTATTGCTCGCCCCGGCGGCCCAGCCTCCCGTTGCGTCCTCGCTGCTCGTCCAGTTCGCGGCCGTACAACATAAAGTACTTATGGCCCTTTCCTTGGCCAGTAACACCTTTAACGTGGCAAAAGATACGCCGGTTTCCCAGGGCTGCAAGACATCATCGGCGTTTTCAATCGTCTCTATGGGCAATTCGTGGGCAAAAGCCCGTTCTTGACATACATACTCCGTGTCCGCCACCACATAACCGCCCCGCCTGGCCGCTGCACCAGGCCCCCGCAATCCGGCGTCTAACCGGAAAAGCGCGCCCTTCTGGAAATAATAGAAATAGTCGTTCTTTTTGTTAACGGGTACATTCAGGAATACCCGGTCCCCTATAAACATTTGATTTTTGTAACCGATACTAACGGCGGATAATGCCGCTGATCGGTGTACACTATCTGTTGTCGGTTGCATGTTTAATTCCCCCTTCGATCTTTTAAATATATTCCGTATTTGCCGTTATTGCGTAGCCGCGATCCTCAGCGCCAAAATGTTACTATATGGAGGCCGAGTCAAAAACAAGCAGAACGGTAATCACATCGTCCTCGGCGCCCGCCGCTGTCAGCGATATTGCCCTTACCAGGTCCTTATCCGTGTCGGCGGCATCCCCTTTGCCGTTATCGGAGGCGCTCACATACTCCGGTTTGATCCGCAATCCTACCGCTATCGCGTCATTCATTACCAGCTTGCTAATACCGGCCACCCGCACTACTGCCGTTTCGCCGCTTGCCGGCGCGTTTTGCAATATCCCTATGGATATTTCGGTCGCGCCGTCCATCAGATCTACCGTGTCGTCGTCGGCTAAATGTACAAACCGGTACTGGTAATTTGACAAGTCCTCCCCCGCCTCAAGGGTTAAGTTCCAGCCTTCCCCTGTATATGCCATTTTGTATACCTCCAAATATTTTTTTTAGCGGGTCAATTCGATACAGCCCGCCTTATTTTTCCAATTGTATTTATTGCCTTATGTCATTACGGCCGTTGAATCCGGGATTCCGTTTTTCACCAGGTCCGGCTCGGTATAGCGCAAATTCCTCATTTCCTCGATAATAGTAGTCCCGTTTTTAAGGGCCAGCTCCCGCGCCCGTCGGGCCAGCTTGATATCACCCGGCGTTTTATCTTCCGGATCCGGTATATTTGGTTCTTCATGACCTGGGCTTCCGGGCGCCTCGTTTTCCATCTCATTCAGGATTCCGGCGTTTTTCTTTTTCTCGGCCTCAAAAAACAGCTTGTAGGCCGCGTCTACCGTCAGGCCGTCCTCTATGGCCTTGGCCTTTACGACCGGGTCGCCCTCAATGGCCATGATACCGGCTACCCGCTCGCGCTCTGCCTTTACTCCGGCCTCCCGGCCTCGCTCCTCGCCCACCTTTTCGCCCGTCTTGGTGGCCGTGTCGGTCAATTCCGCGAATTCGTCCGGGTGTTCTTGCATTATCTTTTTAATGTTGAAATCCATGTCTTTTACCTCCGTCTGTGGTTTTGTAGTTATTTCCGTCCAGGCCACCGCATCCCCCGATGTCCCGGTTATGTCCTCGTTAAGTACTATGGCGGCCGTATTATCATCGGCGCCCAGGGTAACAAAACTAACCTCTCCCAGCTTTGTTTCTCTCCATATATCCAGCGGCCCAATAACTTCGCGGCCGTTTACTTTCGCCCTTACATCCTTTTCAAGTACCTCTACCCGCCGAGCGTATACGGATACACTGGCTTGCCAGGGAAAACCTTCATCAGCTAATTCGGCTACCTCTTTCCCGTCGTCGGTCACCTGGGATATTTCGCCCGCTACATAATAGCGGTTATCCTCGGCCCAGGCCCGGTTACTCTGGCCTACTACCCGGACCCGCATATGCTCTCGGAGGATAGGAAAGGATTGTTTTGATTGTATGCCCTCGATGTCTATTACAATGTCATGCCAGCGGCTTATGATTTCGCCGGTGTAGGCCGTGATCAAAAAAGTACGGGCTGTATCCCTGTCTCCACCGTCCCCCGCTTTGAATTGCAAGTTATCCCCGGCCATCCCCAGGGTCAGGGCGGCCCGGCTGGGCTGGGATTTATCCCATATGCCGTTACATACCGCGTAGGCCTGATCTTTTTTCTTGCCCTCGTTTTCTATGACGTACTGCGTACACCGGTTTAAAAACTTCTGTTTACTTTCGTTCTTTTGTGGCTTCGGCATTGCTCTTACCCTCCATGAATTAGTATTCTACTGGGCCGTTTTGTCCTGGCCGTAGGTCCCGTCATCCTGTTTGTTACTTCTCATTATGGGTACGCCCTTGTTTTCCGCCCGTTCGTACTCCCGTGCTTGCTGGTCTATGATCTCTTCCCAATCGCGGCCCTGCCCGGCGGCCTCCTCGGCCAGGGTAGATAAGCCATAATCAATCGCTTTCCTGGAGGCCTCCACTTCTTTAACGGGATCCACCCAGCCCCAGCTCCCGCCGATCCATACCGTCCTCGTATACTCGGCCCTGTATTTATAAAACTCCGGTACGTCGAAATGGCCCCGTAAAAAGGCCTCCTCCAGTACCAAATCATATATCACCTGGCAAAACCGGCGGCTAAACCAGCTCCGCCAGGTCGTAAACATCCGGCGGCCCTCTAACAGGGCGGCCCTGGCGCTGGAATAATTGGTCTTGCTGAAATCCTTGGCCAGTACCTCATAGGGGATCCCCAGGGCCATACCGATCATGCGTAACAGGCCCTCTATAAACGGCTCAAAGCTATCGCCCGGCCTTTTGGGATCCACAACATTAATATTCTCGCCCGGCTCCAGGTAACCCACCAGGCCCGGCTCGATCCCCTGTACCCGGTGGCTCGTGCTGCTCTCCGCAGAGGTAGCCGCCCCGGTGGCCATGTCAAAGGCGCCCTCTTTAGTGATAAACACTGCGAGGCATGCCGCCACCCTGGCCGCCACTACCTCGGCCTCCATGTAGTCGGCAAGGTCTTTAAAATGCGTCAGTACCGGCGCAAAATAAGGGATCCCGCGTAACTGTCCCGGCCTTTTCGTCGGGAAAACGTGTAGAATTTTAAGGCGGCCCCGGCTGTCCCTTGCATTTATAACCGTTTCATCCAATACGCCGGGTTTTGCCGGATCCTTGCGGGTAATATGATATTTTACGGGCTGACCCCTATCGCCCACCTCTATGCCTGTATCGTTTGCCGTAAAGTCCTTTCCCTTCATACTTCCCAGCCTGTCACTTTCGATTAATTCGATTGCCCGCTTGATAGGCCGCCACTTTTCGGTAGCCATGACAGGTATGGCTATCGTCTCGCCGTCCTCTATGATCTTGCGTAATGCCACAAATTGAATTTCCGAAAAATCCAACCGGTTAGCAGCGTCGGCGTTCGGCGTCCAGCTATCCCATACCGTTTCGGCCTGGCGCTGTATCTCAGCGGCCCGCTCCTGGGAAATACCCAGGTACTCCGCCCGTATCCTCGCCTGTGGGCGGAGGCCCTGGCCGATAATATTCATGGCCATGGTTTCGGTAGCGCCGCTGGCTACTGCATCATTCCGGTTCAGGTCCCGTGATCGCTTCCGGAGGGTATTTAATTCCCAGCTACCCGGCGTCGCCCGGTCCTGTGATATAATCCAGTCGGCCCGTAGCCGGGTCTGATCGGCGCCCCGGTACCGGGCCAGCTCCAGGGCGGCCCTAGCCCGGTATCGTGTTACGGCATATTTAGGCGCTATTTTCACCATGAATTTTTCAAATCGCGTAGGTCTCGGCCACCAGGACGGCGCCGGGCGGCGCCCCGCTCGCATTAAGGCTCTCTCATCATTCATCATACAGGCCTCTTGAATTGCGCCTTATTCCATATGCCGCCGTAAGTGGCGGCGTCTATTTTCGCTATCTGATCCAGTACCCATTTTTCCTCTTTTATTAGGGCGTCGATATCCCGCTGGAGGCTCATACCGCCGCCTGTCGTATACCGTATAGCGTTCCGCGCCTTATCCAAGGCGGCCCGCACAGTGGTTAACCTCGTTACCAGTGTTGCTCGTGAGTCATACGCCATATAGGTAGCTCGCTCCCAAAAAAGAAAAGGCCGGTACGAGTATCCCCGTACCGGCCCGCCCAGGTCCCCTGGGCTGGGTTAAAATTGTGAGAATGAAATAGTAGTTAAAAATGGTTAGAGGGTTAATAATAAATCGCGGTTACGAGGATACGGGCAATTATCCCCAGCCGCCAGAAAAAAAGTCAATCAACTACATTTCAGTTTTGTACGGTTTGGTACGGTTTGGTACGGTTTGGTACACTTCTAACTTTAATATTGTTTGTTTATGTTAAATTCGGCCGGATTTTATTCTCATTACCGCCGCCTCGCGGATCCGGATATAGCCGCTGGGTAGCCTAAACCAGGCATCCGGCGGGATTATTGCGTTATCCAGGTACTTGTAAATGGTATTACGGGATACGGCCAGCATTTCGGCTACCTGCGCCACACTATACACCCGCTCGCCTACCATACGCCGCGTTTTCTCTCCCCGCGATATCCAGCCCTCTTTCCGCTCTAACCAGGCCATACGCTCTTTACGCCTCTATAGAGGCCTCCGCCGCCTCGCCCGGATCCCCCAGGCTGGCCAGGTCCGGCCCGTCGAAATCTTCCCCGGCCAGTACGTTAACAAGCTCCGGCCCCGCCGGCCGTTTCACGTTCAGGATCTCCACCGGCACTACGCCGGCTAAATTCACGCCGCTCTCCAAAAACACCTTTACCAGCTCCGGCTTTTTAAAGTTTTTGTATTTCCCCGGTTCCTTTAACAGCTCACTGGCGCAATATTCCTTTACCTTTTCATCCCGAAATATTTTAAACTGCTCGCCTATTTCGATTATTTTCGCCTTGGTTTTCTTTTCCAAATACTCGGCCGTTATTCGCCAGTCCTTTTCTAGCGATACGCCGATATGGGCCGCTATCGCGCTCCTGGAGGCCTCCCCGGTCTGGCCCTGCATTACTACCCTGGCCGAGGCCTGTTTTAATGCCTCCAGGGTCGTGGTCCGGTCCATGTAGAGTATTTTTTCCCATGCCTCTGTATATTCCAAATACCGGCTATAATACGGCGTTTCCTCATGTAATATATCCTCATTTTCACCCCACTCTGAAAACCAGTCTAGTACATCATGATTTGAGATAACCAGGCTGAACAAAGCCATACGGGCCGCCTTTACGTCGTCTGCCGGTACATCCTGGAGGCGGCCGGGTAGTATTTCCTGATAAAAGGCCTCCCGGAAATGCTCCCCATGCCAGGATACGCGAGGCTCCCCCGGCGCCCGGTTTTCCGTTTTCTTTTCCCCGGCCTCCTTTTTCTTTTTATCCTCTTTCGGCTCTCCCCATTTATAGTACTTGTTATAGCATTCTTCATCCCCAATACACACCTTGCCGTATCTTACGTCCCCATCCAGCCCTAACAGGGTTACAAAATCCTTGCAATCCTTACAGGCCTTATGCCGCCGGTCTATGCGTTCCCACTGAAAGTATTCTACATCCTCGTTAAACCGAAAACCGTTTGTCTTGTGGCCTTTGCGGTAGGGCGTCGATTTCCAATTACTCAGTAACCAGTTATTTTGTTTCTGCTTAAAACACTTCTTATGCAAGCAATGGTTAGATGGCGTACCCTTTAGGCCCATGGTTTCAATTTGGTAATCGGATCTATGATTACACCCGCTGTTAACACATACTTTTTCTACATCGAATAAGGCCCCGGCCAGGTCTATGGCGTTTTCCTGTACATGCTCGGCCAACTCGCGTACGGGTAGGGCGCCCTTGAAATCGGCCGCCCACTTGGCCAGTTCGTTACGCTCTTTCTTGTCGGGGACCTTTAGCAGTTCCTTTAGGTGGCCGTGGCGGAGGTTGCCCTTATCCCATTGTTTCAAGATCGTTTTGGGTAATTCCAGGATAGCAATACGCCGACGTATGTATCGCTGGTCTACGCCGGTCTTTTCCGATAGCGCCCGGAGACCTCCCTTGCCCTTCTTATCAATGTACGATTTAAAGCCCTCGGCTTCCTCTAGCGGCGTTAAATTCTTACGCTGTAGGTTTTCTATCAACATGATTTCTAGCGCCGCGTCGTCGTCTAAATCGCGTATGATGGCCGGTATGGTGGCCGCCTTTACGTCGCCGTTCCCCTCGGCCAGGTCACATACCGCCCTATGCCGCCGTTCCCCGGCCACCAGTTCGTAACCCTTGCCTTTTGGTTTCGGCCGTACGAGTACGGGCTGTACTATCCCTTTTTCCTTTACCGATTGTTTAAACTCCTCGTAGCCCTCCCCGTCGAATTCCTTACGGGGATTTAACGGGCTGGCCTCTATCTCCGTTACCTTCAATTCCCTATACTCCTCGCTCATAACCGCTTTACCTCCCTTTCCTTTGACTTATTAAGATAAATTAATGTCACAGTGACTTTACTTTAACTCAATTTAACTAACCCTTTTTATAATCCCGGTAATCGAAATGCACCGGTAATGCGTCCTTTGGCTGGTATAGCGGGTGTACCGGCTGGTCCTGGCCGGTTAACCCCAGTACCCGGAGGTCAAAACCCATGTTAAGAATAGCCTGGTCCCGGTCCAGGTAGGCGCCATGGTTTCCCCAAGCCGCTATGATTTCTTTAGATTTCGCGGCCATCCTCTTAATATGGTAGTCGTTTTCCGGCCCTACGGGATCCTCGGCCGCCATCATATCGGCCGGATCCGTGGCCCGATAGGCGAATAGGTTCACCATAAACATACCGCTGTAGCCCCAGGCCTGGGCGTAGCGGATACAGCGCCGTATGGTGTTATCGTCCATCTCGGCGTCCGCCGTACTCGGATTTAAACCGATAAACATACAGTACTCCGGGTTACCGCTCCAGGTCCTCCGGAGTACATACCGGTACCGCCTACACTTTGAAAACAGCGCCCCCCCGTCCATGAATAATGATTTTTGTTTGCCCATTAATTCCCCCTATTGATCCAACTACCGCCGCCGGAGGCCTGTACCCTCCGCGTTACCCAGTTTTCATTTTGCCCGGCCTGGCCGGGATCCGGGCGGGCGCCCGGCGGCTGGGATTCCAACTGTTTCACCAGCACGTTAATATTATGTTTGAGCATATGGGCGGCGGCCGCTGCGTATACCTCGCAATCCCATAAATGATTTTTTGCACCCTTGGTTTTTGGTTGCCATTCCTCCCACTCGCTCCGGCCCCGGCGTACCGTTATTTTATGCTCGCTCGTTATTTGGTCTGCGTAGTCCAGGGTTATATCGCCGTGTACATGCCATCCCCGCTCATGGTCCGGGTCCAGGCCCATACGCCGGAATATGAAATCCTTGAAAAACTCGGTATCCAACGTCCATACCCGTACGCCCCTTTTTAGCCGCTGGCCGGTAACCGGGTGTACGTCGATGATATTTGATACATAGGGCCGTATCGGTTTTCTGGAGGCCCCTTTAACGGCCCGCGTACGCGGGTATAGGCTCACAAATCCGTATACCTCGCTCGTACGGTAACCGCTGTCTATGTTGGCTAATGCTATCCCCAGCTTTCTACCGTTACCGTTTTCGCCCTGGTTAAACTGCTTACCCATTATGTTTTCCTTTACCGCGTCCAGGCCGTCCTCCGGCTCGCTATCCAGCTCCCCCTCGTCTATTAACCAGCTCCGGAGGTTGGCGCCCCAGGCCCGTATAACGTAATAGACATAATACTTTTGTACGTCGATACCGGCCGTTAAAACTACGGCGCCCTCCGGTACCTCGCCGGGCGTATAATCGGCCGTATTGGCTAATACCTGGTCGCTTTCCTTGTATTCGGCCTTTTCCTCCCATATCTCGGCTAACCAGCTATTTTTAAAGTCCATCAGGTCGGCGTCGTCGTCTTTTGCCTCTAAAAACTCCGCTATGATTTCAGAAAAGGTTAACCATGGACTATACAGGGCGTTTACCCAAAACCCGGCATGTTTCCCGGTTTTCCGCTCGCCCACAAGCTCGCCCAGGGTGTTTATCTTTTGGCCGTCGCCTACCCATTTTCCCCGGTTTAACATACCGTGTTTATGGTGATCTCGGATTTTCTTTTTACACTTCTCGCACTCGTACCAGGCTATCCGTAATTCGCGGATCCGGCCCGGCTCCCGTTCATCCTTCGGTATTTTGATATTGTGAAAAAGTAATATCTGATAATGGCCACAATGCGGGCAGGGTACGTAATAGCGCCGCTGATCGCTCTTTAAATATTCCTGGTGTATATATCCTTCCTTTGTCGTCGGCGTACTAATTTTTACTATTTTCCGGTTCCAGTACGTTCTGGTCCGGTGGCGGGCCAGCTTGATAGGCGAGGCCTCCCGGCCGCTAAACCGCGGGTACTTGTCGGTTTCATCTAAAAACAAATAGCGCACCGGTTTTGAAGCCAGGGCCGCCGGCGAATTACTCCCGGCAAAATAAAAAGTACAGGGTATCAATCGAAATTCTTTTTGGGTTAACTTTTCCGGCGCTTGGCCCGGTACATGATCTATCAAAACTTCGCTTTCCGTAAACATGGGCCGTAACCGGTTATGGGCGTCGCTGAATGTATCATCCTCCCTCGCCTTGACATACATCAATGGGCCTGGGTCCTGGTCCACCGTATAGCCCATCATGTTGAACATGGTTTCTGTTTTGGATACCTGGGTGGATCCCATAAAAGTGATCTCCTCTATACGTTTATTCCCGAAAGTATCCATGACCTCGATCATGTACGGCGTACGGCTGTTTTTCCACCGCCCTGGCTCCGCCGAGTTTTTGGCGTCCAGGACCCGGTTGTTGGCCGTCCACTCGGAAACCTTCATACGCCCCCTGGGTTTCCATGCCGCCGCCTGGTACGCCTCCCAGGGCGTTTTACCTCGTATAATATGGGTTATGTATTTATATTTTTTATCCGCCATCAATAACCCCTGGCGAAAAACTCTAACGCCTCCTCTATCGCCTCGGTTAAAATTACCTCCGCCTCTCTCGGTTCCACCATGGCCACCTGTGGCGCCACTGTGGGCGGTATTGAATAAAGTACTTTTTTCATTTCCTCGATCTGCGCCCTTTTCCTAGTTTCCTCTTTTTCCCGATCCAGTAACCGGCCCTCGGCTATGGCCTTTTCCCGTTCCTTCTTTTCGATATCCAAAGCCAAATTTCTGGTCCGTAGATCCGCCAGGCTGCCATCCCCGTCCTTATCGCCACCGCCGGTATCCTGGAGGCTTCCGCCGGGATCCCCCGGTATTAATCCCCGGTCCACTATTAGACCCTCCCTGTAGGCCCATTTCCCTATAGCTACCAGGTCATACCCTCGCGGATCCTCCGGCATGCCGCGCTTGGCCCAGTTCTGTATGGATCGTCGGGTTTTCCCGAAATGCTTACCCACCGCCTCTTTACTCGTTACAAAATGCTCCGGTAAAGTAGTCATGGCCTCATACTGGCGCCGGTACCGTTTTAACCGCTTTTCCTGGGCGGCCGTCAATGGTTTCCTTTCCTTGGTGATTTGCCGTTTCATATTCTCGTAGTCTAGCTGCTCCAGTTCGTCCAGCTCCCGTAAACGTTTCTCGGCCTCCGTTTCCGGCTGCTTTCTCACCTTTCCTGGTTCCTGGTATTCCCCCATATCAAACAATGTCAAATCGCCGTCCACCATAATCACCTTTTCACATACGATTTTTCTAAACCCACCGGCCCGCCAGGTCCTCAATGGCCATCCAAAAAACATTATTTAATCATCATGTTACAAGCCACTTTTTCGGTATGATTTATTATCGTCTCTCCCCAATTTTTCTACTGTGAAACCCTCAAAAAACCCCAAAAACGCTAAAACTCCGCGCTAAGGGTAAC